GTCAACAAATTGAGAAGCAGCTTCAGGCCCCATAGTCTGAGTAACCAGACCAATGAAGTTGGTAAGTTGCATGATGTCTTGATTGCGCTGCGCACGAGCAAGAGGTGACTTCGCAACAATCTTAACTTCACGTCCATCGATTCTTGGGATTTCAATCTTGCCTTGCTTCTTTAAGATAGAGATAACGCGGCGAATTACTGGATTGACGAACTCAGCTTGGAGTCTGCCGTACGCCGACCCAATGATTTCCGCAAGATTACCCTGACGTGCAGCTACTTCAGTAGCCGACATCGGGGTTGTATCAGTACGCCCTAAGTCTACGTTGTATAACGCTCGCTTAATATTCTCCTGCATATTCTGAATAATAAGCTGTGATACATCGAACTTAGCCGGAGAGGTAACTGCCTCTAAGCCCCGTGAATTCGGGCTTCTTGGAATGATAGTCCCAGGAATTAACTGAATTGTATCGACATTAATTACGCCATCATCTTCAGCTTGCCAGATACCACCAATTGCCATCTGTGCATTCTCAAGTACGAGCTGCATGGTCAGGTTACAAACCTTAATTGCCGGTAGCGCATTCATTAATGGGCCACGACCATAGGTTTCACCTGCCGCTTTTGACCAACGAAAGTTAACCCATGGGCGAGAACCTTCACCCTTAAACTCACCCGATACAATTTCAGTCTGTGATTCCAAATCAATCACGCAATAGCGATAGACTTCCTTGGTTTTATCAGACCAATCACGGTAAACCGCATCAATAAATGAGCAGGTTGAATCGGGCTTCTGCTGAATCTTGTTAGTTAACTGATTGCCAAGCTTAGCCTTAGGCCAGATAACCTTAATGTCTTTTGCTTTAACTGCACGTTCACGATAGACACCATCGATCTGATCGAATGGGCCGCTATCAATAATAATCTGAGTCTGCGGAACCGATAAGAACTTAACCGGATTAAGCTCATCACCTTCTTCGATTAGCATATTGGCAGTACCAACTGCTAAGTCTAAGAAGCATTCATGCACTTCTTGGGAGAAGTTAGAGTGCTGAATGATCTCAGAAACGTATTCAGTGATCTCGTCTAGCTCACCTTGAATCTGTTGGCGAGTTTCACGTGGAACATCGCTACCTGCTTCCAATCGGAACCATGTTGAATAGTTAGGAACGATACCGGCTTGCAATCGAGAGGCAAACTCTTGAACGCCAACCACTGCGGTTTCGTCAAAGATTTTATCCATGCGTGATTGACCGGCTGCTTCTTGGAAGAAGCCTTCACGCAATGGCAAGCTATAGTCATAACACTCCTGCCATACATCAAGCCAGTTGGTACGCGCAGCTTTTGCTTTGTTATAGCGTTTAATTATGTACTCAGGAGATGCCATAGTCTTAGCCTAATGTTTCGTTATCGTCTGTATAACCGCCATAGCCTGCCAACATAGTGCGACCTTTTCTCTGTTGCTCATAGGACGCTTGCCTCGCTTCTTTTTTAGCAAGGCTAATCTTTTCTTTTTTAGCTTCGGCTTCACGTTCTTTACGTTGACGCTCTAATTCTGGATCAGGGGCGGGTGCTTTAGGGCTGCTAAATGCAACCACTGAGAGTAAACCTAAATCAATCATCCTAATGTTTCCTTAGTTGCTCCATACGATCTATTTAAAAGTGATCTTTGAACACCCATTGTTCCGCGTCGTCTAGCAGTAGAACCAGTAACAGGTGAAAGATTATTAGCTATACCAACATTATCTTTGTTTTTTTCAAATGCAATGCGGTCGCGTTCTTTTTTGCCAACATATCCTTTACCAAGAATCTTGTCAGCAAAACCTGCCATAAAAGGATTATCTCTAGTTCCTGCATATACTGCATCATTACTAGGAGATGGCGCTTGAGGTTTAGAAGCCATAATTAACCCAACTTATCTTCAGTGCCAAATCCGCGATAGCCGCCAGATAACAAACTTGATATACGACCTAATGATCCACGGCGACGACGAGGAATGCCAGTTAAAGCTTCCTTAGCTTGAGTACGCGCAGCAACAACTTCTGTTTTTACAGGCGTTGCTTCTACTTTTGGCTCCGGTGCCGGTGCCGGTGATGAACTTCTGCTTCCCATTACCATTCTCCCCGATGGATTTCAGTGCCGCCAGTACGCATAAGGTACTTATACAACTGCCACGGTGTCCAGATAAAAAACTTATCAATACCAAGCAAGTGCTTGATAACTTCGGTGCAGTATAGTACGGGTACGTTAAAAACGGAATTCTTGTCTTTTCGCGGACGATAACTCACTATCGTAGCGTTGTAGTCTTTTTTCGCCCATTCAATAACATCTTTAGCTCTTTGAGGATGGTATATCCACGTTTGAGTCCACTTTGAAGTCCAATCAAAATAAATCCAATGATAAGACTGAGGCTGATAAGCAATAGCACAAACATGACGAAAGCCTTTTCGAGTACGGAATAAATAATCCCACCACTGCTTTTTATTATCGACATCTCGAAAGATTACAAGCCAGTCGAATTCCGGCGCTTGACCGAGTTCCACCCCTGATTCTGTTTCCCGAATCCCGCTCTCTGATCCCAGACGTTCCATCCCTTTCTCCCATTAGCCACTTGCGATGGCTTGTTGGCGTTCGTAGTCAATGCGCGTCCCTCGCCCGCACCAATGAATAGGTACTGCAACGCATCATGAACGTGTGAATATTTGTTTTTTGTAGGCTTTTCCTCATAGCGAACCTCGCCACCTACCGCTACGCGGCGGTAGTTATAGCCACCACGGAAACCTTTGATTAGGGTTTTGCACTCAGAATCAATTATAAATCCGGCTCGACCGTCAACCATACGTCCCAATGGTGCTTGGACTGCCTCAATTCGCAGAACTGGATCGTTGCTCGGCGCCGGATATGCCTTAATACCATTGGCTCGTAGGATTTGAAATGGGGTAACTTCGTCTGTTTGTGCTCGGAAGTCACCGGCGGGGTCGCCATAGATGTGGAGTTCTTGACTGGGGCAGAAGGTTTGTATTTCATGTCTAAGCAATTCAGAGAATCTAACAGCGCCCATGTCACGTGTGACGACCTCATGGAATATTACCCACGTTCCATTCGGCATCCGCTGACCAAAGGCAGCCGCCGGAGTTAAACCAAAGTCGATTCCAATATACACCGGCAGATCAGTACGCGGCTCGATCTTCTCTTTAGCGATGTGAACTTGCTCGGAGAACATTGGATATATCGGCTTACCTGACTCGATTGTGCCTAGTTTATTCAAAACGTAAACATCAATCCAAGATTTTGTTTTACCCGTGATGATCTTCTTGTAGTAGTCAGCAGGAAGATTGGCATAGTTTTCAGCAAGACGGTTGCCAATGTACTTGGTCACATTGCCATCACCATCCTTCACTTCCGTCATACCGGCGGGCTGATTATAGAAAACCCAGTCCTCAGGCTTAACCAACATCAGGGCTTCTTCGCGCGGCACGTTATCTGGCATAGGTGCTTCACCTGCCATGATAGGCCACCAATGATCGTCATCGGGCGCGTTGGTATCACAAATCACACCATACCAAGTCGGGCCGCCATCCTTAATGGAAGGGAAACGACCAACACGCATGGTGCAAGCATCGATGATGGATTTACTGACTTCCCGTGCTTCGTTCACCCAGACACCAGTGAGGTCTAGGGACAGCAATTTCCGGACATCTTCCTCACGGTCAAGTGCCAGAAATAAGACCTCTAACTCAATATCCCCAACAGAAATATTGTGGTTGTAGGGAACAGACCACCCAAATCTCCCAAAGATATCTTCAGGAAACCAGTCAATCCAAGTCTTGATTGTAGTGGTTTTAAGCTGCGGATTGGTATTCCGCACCACCGCCCAACGGGACTTGCGCTTCCCATCCTTGCCTACCTTTTGCGCCGCAGCCCTACGGAAAATTTCTACGCAACAGGCTACCGACTTACCCGAACCTACAGGCCCACGTAAGCCACGAAAGAAATGATCATCGACCATGAACTGCCTAACCGTTTCACCGGAAGGCTTGTAATCAAACTTGAACAACCGTCTTACCCTTCATGACCTTGCTATCAATCAAATGGCGTAAACGCTTCTCCATTACCTCAGGCCCCATAGCTTCAATAATTTTGTCAGCTTCCCGATCAGTAAAAAATTCAGGCGGGTTGTATTGGAGAAATACCCTTTTCGCCACTTCCCGTAACGCCCGTAACTCATCAGGATTCAACTGCGTCAGAAACGACATAATCTTTCGGAGCCTCAGCGTCTTGCTTATCAGATTCAGGTTTAGCAGAAGAACGCTTCTTCTTGCTCACCTTCTTCTTAACCGGCGCATCCTCGATGACCTGACCACCCGCAGCAGCTTTAGCTCTCTCTAACCGAAGAATATGCTTATCTTCCATGTACTGAATAATCTTCTCAGCTTCATCCAACTTCCGATCAAACTGAACAAGATGATTGAACTCGTTGAAGTCAACAATGATCCGCTCAGTCATTGCACGTAATCGCTTCTTAATCGATTGGGAATCCATATCTCGCCTTTAGGAACAAAAAAAATATTTCAGGCAACAAGGTAAACCCTTGTGTTGATGGATGTCAATGGGGTTTTTTAAGAGTCGTATGAGTAGGGGTGAATTACGTGATTACAAGCAACGATTTTTTAACCCCCTAGGTCGATATTGATCACAACTTCACCGGATAGATTTGTGTTTAAACTCCGATCAACCGGCTTAAATCCTGCGCGATCTAACATATCCTTACTCGCTTCTAGCGCTACATACCCCGATTTATGATCGATAAGCTGATTGATCTTTGAGAACGCTCTGGCTGCCCCTAATGTCATCCCGTCAGAGATCGCTGTATTCATTGCCTCTCTAACGTGTTGTTTCTTTAGGGTTTTGTTTACCCATGCCGGATCGGTCTGCAAGTGCTCAGCGATCCTTGACTGGCTCCAACTTGTTGACAAGACTAAGTCTATCAATTCAACCTGTTGCTCGGTCAGTTCTACTTGTTTACCTGTAGCTGTCGTTAACAACTGTTGATTACTCATACCTTACTCACTGTCTAACTGTATCGGATAGATATACGACTTAGTTATATAGATACATGAGTTAAAAAACAGTGTCAATATCCTTGTAGAGATAGACCGCTGTAAGTCCATGAATAACCTGCAAAACTATTTTCACCTTCTGCTTGCTGTGTCGCATAGCGACACTTATTCCCCCGTGTAGGGGGACGGTGATCCCTTTGGGATCGTGCGAGGGGGGAGCTGATATTGTGATAGGCCGTGCGGGACTCATACATATATCTACCTACAGACACGGCAGTATATCGCCCGCCTCGTGACTATCAACTCGCAGATCGAATCGCTTTAGATCATTGGTGTCCTGCGTCTTGTGTTCTGTTCTGCAATAGCGTGTGTGGCTAGTGGCTCAAACGATTCGATCATACGTTACTTGAGTTGACAGTCTGGCTCGGACTGGGCGATGTCAAGACAGTGTCTCGGTAGAGATAAATCAATAAACTTAAATTATTAAGAGGAAATTACAATGTCTAAATTGACTGTTGAAACAATGATTAACCGCATCGCAGATGAGCTGAATGAAAAGAACGGTGAGTTCTTTATCAACGGTATGCTGAATAACCTTCACTACCAAGTTAAGAAAGCGAATCAGCTCATCGATGACGTAACTGTTCAGATTCAAGACGAGCTCGATAAGTTCACAGGCTCCGACGTAGCGAACGAGCGTTTAGAGAAGCGCATTGATTTCGCTCAGCAACTTGAATCGCAAATCGAGCTGCTTGAATCACTCGCTGCAAAAATCAAACCGGTGTACGCGGACCGAGCAGGAAAAGCTTTCACTCCATACTCACCATCTTCTCCCGCGTTAGCTGAACAGCGTAAGCAAACTGCCGCAGCCGCAGATGCCAAAGCTTTTCTTGAGCGCCGCGGTAAGTAATTAACATGGGAGCTTCGGCTCCCTTTTTATATTGGAGAGTACGATGTTAATCGAGTTCTTGATCTGCATAGTCGGACTAATCGGTGTCATATTGATTGAGTTTGGTTGATAGTAATTAACAATTGGATACATCCATTGACAGGGTGTATCCTTTTTTTATGTTCGGTGAAGGTGATTAACAACGGCCTCTCATTCGCTGAGTGCAAGAAGCTAAGGAGCTGAGTCATGTGCAAAAACAAAGTAAGCCAATGGGTTCCAAAAGGTTGGGACTACAAAGAAGTCATCATGGAATGTGGTGACACAAGTATTCACGGGCAACGTCTAACGTGTGACGAGTGCTTAGCTAATGAAGAACGCATGGCTGAGATCAAGCGTCACCAAGCAAACGCTGATGCAGATAACGCATGGCTAAGGAGTGCAGGATGGGGAGAAATGTAATGCAAGTGGATCAAGTGAAACGCCAGATGATGTATGACGATGACTTCATTGAAGCATTGCACACATATATCAAGGGGCTTGATGAAGAAACCAAAACCATGGAGCTGTATGACTTCTGGTGGAGATGGATGGAAGAACATATGACACGGGAAGATGTCACCAAGTTTATTAAAACAGGAGAACTGTAATGAAAGTAGAGGATATCGTAGCCAAGTTAGAGCTATCAACACGTGATCTAAGTGATGCTGATCTAACGATTGATGTTGGCTCAGTGACAGTCACTAGCTTTCGTTGGGATGACAGCGGTCACGTTGATCTTGATCTCGATGATGCAGTAATTGTTACAGATTGTGACAACGTACCTACTAACTGTTGGAAGTACATGGATGAGGATGACTACATCGAGGTGATCGATGAACTGAAGTCAATCCAAGGGGCTAGCGAGATGGATCGTGAAGCTATTCAACAACGCCTTGACCAAGCAACCAAGCTGATTGGTGAGGCATACCGCTTACTTGAGGGAGATAAGCTCTAATGTATACCGATGACTTAATGATTCGAATGGATCAACTGATTGATCGCAAGATCACCATCCGAGATAAGCTCGAAGCTATCTCATTCCGCCTCGATGACGAGGTAATCAAGTATCAACTGTCACCTCTTGTTAATGAGTATCAAGAAGTTGATGGTCAGATACAACATTTAGTAACAGCAATGGAGCAAGCCAATGGGTCAGTCTAGAAAACAACAACTCGATAAAATCTTTGCGAAGTATCCTAATAAATCAGCAGCACAAATTGCTAAGGATCACAGCATTCCTTACTCAACAGTCTGGAAATATATGCAGCAGTATAAAAAACCATTGCCAGTTATTGAAGCTGAGTATCGACCACGACCTAAGCCAAAGCAAGTTACCTACACGAAGGGTGACATGATGATGGCTGTCATTGCCGGTACATTTACTGGTGTCTTTTTATGTTTGATCTTAGGAGCAATGCAATGGGCAAAGTAAAAGACTTGTTATGGGAACCCAAAGACTTTGATGCAGTGTGGGACATGATGATCAACGATCATGATCCTGCTCGTGACTATCATGAGGCAATTGCTAGCCTCAAAGCGATAGTGTCCACTCACTTATCTTGTGATGTGGATGCTGATAAGAAACTCATCTGGCGTATCAACGAGATGATTAACACACTAGAGCAACGGCTCTAAGGAGATCGAGATGTCTGCAAGCATCTATGAAGAAATCACCAATGGCATTGTCGAGTCATTGGAGAATGGAGTAGTACCATGGGTCAAGCCATGGGCTACCAACGGTAGTGACGTACCTAAGAATGCTCACACTGGCAGACCATACAGCGGGGTCAATATCCTACAGCTCTGGTTGTCAGCGATGCAGCATGACTTCCCTATCCAACAGTGGTTGACATTCAATCAGTGCAAGGAACGTGGTGGCAAGATCATCAAGGGTTCCAAGGGTACTAAGGTTTTATTCTGGAAGATCGCGGAGAGAGAGAAAGATGGCAAGATGGAAAAGTCTTTTGTCGCACGTAGCTATACCGTATTCAACGTGGCGCAGTGTGAAGGAATTAATATTGTTCAGCCTGTTGATGTT